CTTGCGGCGCATCCTTGAAACTGACCTCAATCTGGCCGGAGGCTTTCACCTGGCTGGCCGGGCCAACCAGTGACTGACGCTCGCCATTGAGTGCGGATCCGGCGTTCGTTGCCGCTCGAGCCGAGCTGTCACCCCCGAAAAAACTGCCGACGGAGTGCGCCAGATCAACCGCCCAGCCGACCACCTTCTGGAACTTTTCACCGATCCAGTCGAAAAAGCTGGAGAACCAAGCCTTGAGCGTGTCCCAATTCTGGTAGATCAGATACGCCGCCGTCGCCAGGGCGAGAATGATGCCGAGCGGATTGGCCATCAGCGTGGCACCAATGCCACGGATGGCAAGACTGACCGCACCCATGGCCCCACTGATCAGACCGCTGGCCCCGGCAGCAATGCCCGCCAACCAAGTAAAGGCGGCGCCCAGCACACCAATCGGACCTGCCGTGAAGAGCGCCACCGCAGCGATGCGCATCAGGGAAAGCAGCGAGGCATTGCCGGCGATGTACGCATTTGCGGCCATAATCAGGAACGCAATTCCAGCACGCCCAAGGGCACCGATCAGACCGGCGATCGCCATGATCGTCTGGGCATTCATCACGACCGCCAACAGGATCAGTGCGTTTCTCGCCCCGCCGATCCAATCCACCAGAGTGCCGAGTGATCGGGCAAAGTTCTTGGCCCCTTCTATCACTGCACTCCAATCAACTTGGCGCATCCCTGCAACCAGGTCGCGGACAAATTCCTTCACGCCGGTCGACATCACCTTTCGGTTTGCTGCGGCCCACTGGACGATATACTCGATCAGCGGAGCGAGGACCGGCACCAGCTCCTTGGCGATGGTGTTCTGGAAGCCCTTGGTAACGAATTCCAAGTCCTTGAACTTGTCGCCGAGTTCCTTGGCGCCCTTGAGATCGTCTAGATTCATCACGCCCTTCAATCGCTTGAAGCGATCGAGGCTTGAATTGATGCCGTCTGCACCTTCCATCAGAAGCGGCACCATTTCCTGCCAGCTCTTGCCGAACAGGGCCATGCCCATGCGGGCCTGAACCACTGGGTTCTTGTTGCGGACAAAGGCATCCGACAATTGCGGCAGGATATCGATGCCCGACTTCAGCTGACCGTTGGCATCGCGCGTCGAAATCCCTAGCTTCTGCATCAGCGCAGCTAGGTCTTTGCTCTTCCCGGCAGCAGCCATGCCGATATTCCGGTTGAGTTTGCCAATGCCACCCTCGAGCGCCTCAATCGGCACGCCAGACTGTTCTGCGACGTATTTCATGCGTTGCAGTTGCTCGACGCTCATGCCGGTGCGCAGACTCGACTTGTAGAGCGCCTCACCCATGTCGGTGAAGCCGACCACGGCATTTTTGATCGCCACCGCAGAAAATCCACCAAGGATCCCGGAGAGCGCCGTCAGCGGCAGGCCGACCTTGCTGGTCAGCCCACTGGCCGCACCAGCAACATCCGACAGGTACTTGCGGGTCGTCTTGGCGACGTTGCTGACGCTTTTCAGGACCGGCGACATCTGGTCGACGGCAGAGAGCACCGCCTTGAGTTGCCAGTTATCGGCCATGATTTACTCCGGTTGGTGTTGCGCCTGCAGCTGCTCTGCCAGGCGTTCGGCCTGCCGCTCGTAGAGACTGAACTCATCGAGCGACAGGGCCATGATTTCGGCGGGACTCACCCGCCAGAAGTAGGCGACCTCGAAAACGCGGTCAGTTATGTCGTCGGCGCTTCGCCATCGCCCGAGCCGAAAAAACCCATCACCGCTGCGGTACAAAGGGAGAAGTCCTTCACGGCCAGCGACTCGACGCTACCCATGGGGATCGCCGCCAGACGGCAGATGTAGCGTGCGACCACCGGCTGCCGGATCTCGACACCCGTGCTTTGCCCATCGGCGCCCGGGATAATGAGTGTGGGCAGACCCAGCTCGATGATGTCCTTGGTGGTGGGTTCGCGCAGCGAGATTTCCGAAACTTCGTCGCCGTGCGCCTTGATCGGCTTGGAAAGCGGGATGACGGCGCTCATTGCCACTGCCCCCGCTTGCCGCCGAATTCCAGCTCGACGGTCCCGTCTTCGCCCTTGGCGCTCGGCTCACCCTTCACGAAGGCGCCGGACAGGGTATAGACCTTGCCGTTGGCCATTTCGGCGGTGACCGTCATTTCGGTGTTGGTGCGCAGCGTATCCATGGGAAAGCCGGGCATGAAGATGGCCGTCACCTTGATGTAAGGCTCAAGCGCGGTTTCCTTGAGACCTGCAGGACCGGACAGGCCCATGACGGTTTCGCGCTTGAGTTCGACAATCGGCGCTTCGACGCCACCCGATACCTCGAGCTGCTCGCCGTCGACCTTGATGTAGCAAATACCGGCAACACGTTTTGCCATGATCGTTTCCTTTCTACTTAGTGAGGCGCTTGATCAAGCAGCCTCACCGGGGGTTAAGCGTTGGCGCCGTACTGCAGGCGGAACTGGTTGAGCAGCGCGAAGATGCGCAGCTGATTGACCAGGTCAGGCGGCAGCAGCACATTCACGCGGTTCGGATTGGTCGAATCGCGCTCGACGATCAGGTACTTGGCGAAGAGCTTGGCGTTTTCGACCAGGCCGACTTCCTCCATGTCCGAGTACTCGGCCATGATTTCGCCGCGAATGACGCTCGGCGTGACGATGGCCTGACCAGCACCGAAGCGGGTACCGTCGTTGGCCAGCTTGTGGCGCGGGTACTTCTGAGTGATGCGGTTGCGCAGGCGACGGGTGATCTCGGTCAGTTGGTGCAGTGTTTCGCTGTCCAGGTAGCTCGGATCCGCCTGACCCCAGGTGTTTTTCTGGTACGTCGTGATTGCCCGCTCGACACGCAGCAGACCGCCCGAAACGAAGCTGGTAGCGACGCCGTAGTTGAGCAGCGACTGGCGTTCGGTCAGCAGGAAGCGCTTGCCGGCTCGCGGGACCAGAATGCCGGTGAGCGGCAGGGTCTGGGTCGGGCGCGCCACATCAACGTTGAGACCCAGGGCATTCGCACCGCCATAGGCAGCAGCATACTCCCAGCTCGGACTCGGGCAATCGACATCGATACCGGCGATCGTGTGGTGTGGGTCATTGCGTAACGCGCCGGCCGTAGTCAGTGCACTGAGCGTGCCGCGCAGGGCGGTGTAGACATGACCATAGACCTGACGCGACCATGCCCAGCGACCGACTGAGTCGTTGTATTCGGTCTGGAAGGCATCGAGGCTGGTGCTGTCGGTGTACGGGTGGATGACGTAGTCGTACTCGTCATCGCCCATCGCCGTAATCACGTTGCCTGGCAACGTCGGGTTGGTGGCACCGCTGGCCAGCAGACCGCTACCGGAATAAGCCAGGGAAACACCTGCCGGGATGGTTTCACCACCAGCGAATCCACGGAAGCTGTCGAGGATCGTGATGTCGTTGCCGGTGGCCACCTTCCAGCGGCAGGTCAGCGTCACCACGTTGGTGGTAACGGTGCTGGTCACCGGCAGATCGGTAGCGGCATTGATCGCCGTGTTGATCGCAGTGGCGATGGTATTGGCAGCATCGGAAGCCCCCACGGCGACCGAGACTTTCTGGCCACCAATGTAGAGGTTGATCGCACCGGCAGCCGTGGCCGGCCCGGTGATGGTGATTGTGCCGGTAGCTTGCACGCCTGCGCCGGCATCGGCGACGGCAATACACCAGACCTCACCAAAACTGTCCTGCAGTCGATAGAGCGCATGCATGCGAGCCAGCATCGATCCGGTACCGAACAGCGTTTTTGCTGCATCGGTCGTACTCACCAGATAGGGCGTATTGACCACCGCCGTGCCCGTAGCAAGCTTCTGACCGACCAGCAGCGAGCGCTTGTTCTGGGTGAAGTAGCCAGCCTGGCTATTGTCCATTTCCGCATAGAACAGCGGCACGCGAACATTGGCCGGGATGTAGTTGAATGATACGGCCATGATTTACTCCTTGGTTTTCTTGATGGGTTCCGGGGCGGCTTCGACCACGTCACCATCGACGAGGCGGCGCTGCCAGTATTGGATCGGCTCAACATCGCGGCCTTCCGGCGGCAAGGTGTCGCCGCGAACCGGATCAGGCACTTGGCGGTTTTCGACGGGTTTGACGAACATGGGATAACTCCTGTTAACGTAAAAAACCCGCCACACGGGCGGGTCGGATAAAGGTGACTCAGCAGTGGGCTACGGCAGGTTTCCGGACTTCGGAATCACCAACTTGGCCTCGATTCGCTGATCCGGTCCGGGGTACTGCACGTTCGGATCGGCCATCGGATCGATGACGTCGACATTGATCGTGCCGCCATCAAAATGTGGCAAGGTGGCAAGTTCTGTTTCCTGATAGCCATCACTCGGCTCAATTTCCATCAGCGCACCAAATTCAAACTGGTACCAGAGCCGCGCTCGGTCTAGGCTGAGCAGATGCCCACCCTCATAGTTGATCCCGTCGTAACGCAAATCGGGCCGCCAGCCGAGCAACGCGGCCCAAACTTCCGCGCGCAGCGAGTGAATACTCTGCGCACCGATCTGTCCCTTCTCGTCTGCCACGTTGCTCACCGCCACGACGA